CACAACAAGTCAGTCAAGGCAAACGATTGGCGACTGGCTCACGAAATCATAAAAGATGAGGCCAAGCTATTGGGCTTGTACCCGGCTGACAAGGTCGAGCATAGCGGCAAGGTAGAAGCACCTGTCACCATCGTTGAAGTGGTCAGGCCGGCTGAAACAAAAGAGGGTGATTAGCTTTCATTTTTTATCAGTTCAAGTTTCTTAACCATAGAGACATTATACTATAGAACGTACTTTCTAGCAAGACAAGATTTGGCCCATTATGGCAAAGACTCTTTATGAAGTAAACAACGGAAAAGTGGAGGTCCGTATGCACCCTGGGCAACTTAAGGCGTGGGACAGTGTCAAGCGCATTGTCGCCGTTCTTAGTGGCACTCAGGGTGGGTGACGTAAAACATCCTACGGGCCTTTATGGTTATGGAAAGAGATAAGACAATGTGGGCCGGGTGATTATATGGTTGTCACGCCGACTTATCCACTGTTAAAGCTCAAAGCCTTACCAGAGTTTATCAGATGGTTTAAGACGGTGATGCACCTGGGCGAGTACAAAGCGGCTGACAAACAATTCATCGTGAGCAAGGCCGGTGAGCGCAAGTTGTTTGGAGTAGAGCAAGATCAAGAGACCCGCATTTTGTTTGGCTATGCAGCCGAACCGGAAAGTTTAGAGAGCGCGACAGCCAAAGCCGCTTGGCTCGATGAGGCCGGGCAAAAGCGGTTTAAGGTTGACAGTTGGGAAGCGATAAGACGCCGGTTGTCAATCCATCGCGGGCGGGTGCTTATCACGACCACGCCATACAATTTGGGCTGGCTTAAACAGCGAATCTGGGACGTGTGGAAATCTGGCCAGGGTGACATTGATGTCATCCGTTTCGAGAGTATAGCCAATCCGATCTTTAGTCGTGAGGAATGGAATGATGCCCGTTCGGAATTGCCGCGCTGGAAGTTCGATATGTTTTATCGGGCCATCTTCACCAAACCGGCTGGCCTGATTTATGATTCTTTCAACGAGGCGAGGCACGTTCAAAAGCGACAATATATTTCGCTTGACTGGCCGCGTTTCATTGGTCTGGACTTCGGTGGCGTAAACACAGCGGCGCTATTTTACGCACAAGAGCCAGCCACGGGCCGGTACTTTCTGTACAAAGAATACAAAGCCGGTGGTCGGACAGCGAGAGAACATGTCAAGGAAATGCTCAAAAATGAGCCAGTACCGTTGCGGGTTGTCGGTGGGGCAAAGTCGGAGGGCCAGTGGCGGCAAGAGTTTAGCGCCGCCGGTTTGTCCGTTCGAGGGCCAGACATCAGTGAGGTTGAGTTAGGTATTGACCGGGTATTCGCACAACACAAGAAAGATAAGATTGTGGTGTTTGATGACCTGCACGGTTATCTTGATGAGAAGATGAGCTATAGCCGAGAACTGGACGCCAATGGCGATCCAACCGACAAGATTGAAGATAAAAACAGCTACCATTTTATGGATGCCGAGCGGTATATTATGGGCTATATGGCGGGTGACAACACAGCTCAGATTTGGAACTACGCAAAACAGGGGCAGAGATAATGCCAGTAAACTTTAATGACGAATTGAGGCTATCATACCTGAGAGCGGCACACGCCGCACAACAAACCGAAGAGGCTGACATTCAGACATACCGCGACTTTTGGGATGGTGAACAAGGTGTATTGCTGACCGACAGACAGAAAGAATACACCACGACCACGCCGGAAAGTTGGGGCAATATCTGTCCTCGTGTGGTCAACATCCCAAAGGACCGGCTACGAATATCGAGCGACGGCATCACACCGGCCGAAGAGACCAGCGAAGCATACGCAGCCAAGGCAACCGAATGGTGGAACGCTGACCTGTTGCTATCGAAACAAAAAGAGGTCTATGAGGCGTCATTGCGTGATAGCGTGTCGGCGGTTATTGTCGATTGGGATGATACCGCACAACGGCCCATATTTGTGCCGAACTTGGTTCGCTCAACCGCCGAGGGGCTGGTCAGGTTTCACTACGACAGCGATAACAACCTTATCTTCGCATCGAAACGCTGGACTATAACCGATACAATCAACCCTGGCGAAACTGGCAAAGTGCGCTTGACCATTTATCGGCCGGGTCTCATTGACCGATACGAGAGCGATAACAACGTTGCCGGAGGATGGCGGGCATTGACACCAGCCGAGCTGGAGGGCAAACCTAATCCGCAATTTTGGACCGACACAGGCACCGCTGATGGTGAACCGCTCGGCATCCCGGTAATACCGTTTGACAACCCTGGCGGTAGCGAGCTGAAGACTGTCATTATTATTCAAGAGCTATTGAACCATAATCTTGGCACGATGGATATATCAATTGACTATCACGGTTTCCCGCTGTTATGGCTGTCTGGCGTTGACCTGCCGCTCAACAGTTCCGGCAACTCGACTATACCCGACTTTGGCCCGGGCCAGGCTATCAAATTGAATGTCGATGGTTCGATGGGCCACCTCGAAGCGGCTGACATCCAGAAGCTGTTTGACGGTGGCGTAAAGAGTTGGATGCAAGTGCTTGCGCTTATCAAAGGCTGGCCGGTGTACTTTCTTGACCGCAGCCAGCAACCGCCATCCGGCGTGGCGTTACAAATGATGGAGGGGTCGCTTGTCAAGCAAGTGACCGATAAGCAAGACGTCTTTAGCGGCTCATGGGCCAAGGCGTTTGACATTGGCCGCAAGTTACACAAAATCCACACCGCCGAGGACTTGCCCGGCGAGTTGCAATTCAACTGGGACAGCGCAATGACTGAGGACAAGCTAACCGAGGCCGAGACTAAAAAGGTGCAATACGAGGGGTTCGCGGCATTGGACTTGCCAAGAAAGACAAAATGGCGATTGTCAGGAATGTCGCCCGACGAAGTAGATCAAACGGTTGTAGATGCTCAGAGCGAAGATGAGTTTGGCCTTGTTGACTTTACACCGGCAACGGAGCAATAATGACCGACACCATCTTACTGGTTGGTTTGTGCTTACTGAGCGCGGCTTATCCGGTCGGCGGTGTTTTAATTATTAGGATGACAAATGGCAAAGCGAAAAAGCAAACCGCGCCGCGTTCCGCTCGGTAAGGCTATTAGGTGGACACAAGAAGAGATAGACGAATTCTCGATTGTCACCGCTGATGATATTGATAAGATGCGGGTAATGTGGAAGCGTTACGCCTCGCCGCAGATGCGAGACATAATTGACGCAATAGAACTGGATGACACCGCCGATGACATCGCCAACGGTTAGCCAGATAGCGACAAGCCGCCTAACGCCTGATTTCCGGTTCAATCCGAATCTTGGATCAACGGGCCGGTACATTGGCAAGAATGGCCGAGCGGTTAGCAACCAGGCCATTGTCAATGAGCTTGAGAACATTGTGTCAGGTGTTAAGACAGAAATGACCGCCATTTCTCAACGGTTGCAAGCCGGGACTATCAACCTGGCTGACTGGCAATTACAAATGCGAGACCGGGTGAAAATTATCCACACCGCAGAAGCCTCGATTGCTAAAGGTGGATGGGCCAGGATGACGCCAAGCGATTGGGGTCGGGTCGGCTCGATAGCCAAGAAACAATACGCTTTTTTACAGAACTTCGCCATCGACATCGAGAGCGGCAAGCAAAAGCTCAACGGACAATTTTTGCGCCGGGCCGGGATGTATGCCGATGCCGGCCGTGGCACCGGTGGCGACGTGCAACGCATCGAGGCCAATAAAAACGGGCTGACCGAAGAGCGCCGCATCAGGTTTCCAGGTGACAGTTGTCCGACCTGCATTGACCAGGCCAAGCAAGGCTGGCAACCATTGGGAACTTTGAACCGAATTGGGGACAGCGAGTGCCGGACAAATTGCCGCTGCGTCTTTGAATTTCGCTAATATTCAAGAACTGAATTATGAGCCAACAACGACCAGAATATATCACAGCCAAAACCAACGGAACGCAGTCAACGATTATTGAGCCGGTTCGATTGACTAAACGCTATATGGCCTATAAAAAGATATTGTTAGGCGCAATCCAGTTGATGAGTGGCATCTACGAGCTGGCCACCGGCGAACGTGCGCCAAAAGCTATTGATGTGCTGAGGAGTTAAAATGTATCACTTTTATGGGGTCAACGTAGACACACCATTAAGCCTGGCAAACAATACGCCGGTATGGAATAATTGTGTATTAGGCCAGCTTCACAAGAAAACAAACGGGCAATGCTACCTAAACGAGGTGGCGATCCATAACAGTAACGCAACGATGTGCTGGCGGGTAGTCGATGCCGTATGGTCTGATGAGGACGATCTAATGACCTATTTTAGGGCATACGACATTGACGGGAGAATGTTACCCGACGCCACCTTTGGTGTGTCTTACGATGGCGCACCGGTGTCATTGTCCGGCGGCTTTAGGTACAAGCCGGACGGCAGCAACCAATTTTATATCCCGGCACAAAACAACTTTATGACGCCCAACTCCGGCGGTTACTCGGTGCAGGTGCTTGACACGCTCAACCCGTCGGAGTCAATGAGCTTTGGTATTTACAAGCAAGGCAACCAGCATCAGAACTTGACTATATCATTTAGGTTGTTCCCGATGAGCCGGGGCTATCCAAACGATATGGCGGGTGTGATGGCTCGGTAGAGTATACCACTGTATACCACTTGCTTGACAGAACGCACGTTCTTTGCTAAAATGTACTAACAACTTAATGAAGCCCCCGGCACA